CCATCTGTGTAAGTCGTGCTTACTACATCTTGTAGAGAGTTCATTAGCTGGCTCATATAAGTCTTTTCAAGTTCAGATACATCTTCACCGAGAGCTTTGAGTTTTTCAATTTTGTCGAAACTAATTTGTGGTTGTTCTTTACCTTTAAACATCAGTGGAGTATTATAACCTGATGCAGCGCCGCCTTGAGATTCGAAAGTGTAAGCAATATGCCCACCACAATAACCGTCTGAGGCTTTAGCTGAGAAATCTATATCTTCTAAATAAGTGTGTGCCACGTTTATTCCTTTTTAACTGTTCTGCCAAGGGCACCAATACTCAACCCAAGAAGTTGACCTGATTTTCTTTTTTCAAAGAGGTCTTTATCGTAGAATTGAATTTTAACTAAAGGTGTTCCTTCAACAACTAGGTTGTCTCCAATATAACAATCCACTTCATTCACCCAAGCTTTAATTGGTTTGAATTGTTTGGTGTTTTTAATGTGACCTAGATTACCTTGGACGTTGTTGATATTAGCGTTGAAGTTATCAACCATCTTACGAATTTCAATTTCTGTCATTCGTTCTCCGTGAAGATCATCTTCTTCTGGAGGGCAGTACATCACTTCAATAGCTTGAAGTTTCTCTTCTTCGAACTGGTTGTACTTGAGAATTGCATTTTGTTCTGGTTCGGGGGTGACTTGTTCTGGAGCTAATCGTGCTTTAGCAAACACTTGAGCCATTTCCCACAACATGTCTTTATCAATTTCCAAATGGATATCCTCACAAAAACAAATATCCTATAAATCTTAGTTTACAGGATAAATGTTTATTTGTCAATAGTAAAATTAAAAAAGTTTAAAATATTTTTTAATTCGCGTTGTTTGCTACCGAAGTATCGATAGTTGCAGGTGAGGTTGATGTTCCATTACCTGAACCAGCCGTAATACCGTCACCTGATCTTGAAGTAGGATCTGACATATACTGGGTAACAAATTCCTGGAACTGTTCTGGATCACTTACAATAGAATCAGGGATGCGATATTTCATTCCAACCATAGCTAAGAACTCATTAATAACTTCAGGAGTCATTGGGAGTGCTTTTGTTCCTACAATACGTTGCAGGGCTGCTGAAACTACTTCCAGATCTGGATCATTAATCTTACCTGCTGAGAATATTGGTAGATCGTCCTGAGAAACCACATAACCATTTAAAGACAGTAACTGTGGAATAATTTGTGTATTGATTGCTTCACAAACTAAAGAAACATCTCTCTCAATATATCTTGAAAGAAGTGATCCGTCTCCATCACTATCTGTACCAGAGGTGATCAAATTACCTGCACCGAATCTATTAAAGATATCCATTTGACGTTGCTTTATTAGAGCTTGTGTGTCAAACTGTTTACCTGTTCCTGCTACACCCTGGAAGACTAAATCATATTGACGCATACTTGTTGCATCATAGACATCCGATGGGAGTACCATATAAGCTTGCTCACCTGCGTGTAGGTTTGCAATGTTAGATTGTAATATACGAAGGGATTCTGCTTCTTCACCGTTTGGGTTAAGGGATGCTCTGTTTAAGATACTACTTGGCACCATTAATACTGGCATACCACCTAAATCTTTAGAAACACCGATTACCTCAAACTCTTGTATTAAAGTTTTTTCTCTCCAGCTTCCGTAAACAGCAGCTAAAGGAGAAACACCCAGTGGATTACTATCTGTGATGTTATTACCAATCAAAAGAACTTTTTGAATTGGGATTGAATGCTTTCCTACTAAAGACGTAGGAAGCGCTTTGCTTAACATATTAGCTAAAATATTTTGGTTAAGCGTTAGAATCGTTCTACCATCATCTGAATACGTGAACGGTTCAATTAAATCGATTGTGTCTTGTGGGCGGAAAGCAAGTTTCTGAAGTCTCCAAGAATCATAGTATGGACTCTTTGGATCTGTGTCTTTCATGTAAACTTTTTCTGCTGCCGCAAAACCATATTGTTTGTAAGAGAGTAAGGATCTGATATACTGTCTTAAAGGTGCTTCCATATTACGTAAACAATAATCTACAAACTTAGCAGCTTTTCTTGATTTGCTTGATGACTGGTTACATTCAATTCTGAAATCGAAAAATGCCCTATCAACAAAAGTATATGTAGCATCTAAGGCAGTTGCTACGTCAGGGTCTTCCCCCATCTCTTTAAATGTTCTAATTGATTCTGGAAATTTAGTTTCGTGATTGTGCAAAAATGCCGTAAAATTACGGATACTGTTTAGTCCAAGGCTTCCAATCTCAGGAGATAAAGCTAGAGAAGATTCCTGCTTTGCATTCGGAGCTTGTGGAGCTGCCTTGGTAACGGAAGTTTTACTCACAGAAGTTTTATCCCAGTAATCAGATTTTTTTACGTATTGACGTTTTGCCACGATTACCCTCTTCCTTTTATAATTAAAACACCAAAGCCCCAAATTAATGAGGCTGGTTCTAATAATTATATTAACACGGATGTATTATTTTGTCAATAGTTATTGACTAACGCCTTCTTTTCATGCTAGGGAAGCTTGATCTACCAAACGAAGAATTACCAACCAACTTAGTAGTAGCAGAAACAGCAGGAATTGCTACAGCATTAAATACCTGCTCTCTTTGAACTGTGTTGAAAGCTGAAGCAGCGGCATCTGGAATATCATCCTTAACTGTCGCAGAAGATCTCTCTCCTGTAAAGACTTCCATTTCACGGTAGAAGTGTTCTAAGGTTTCTTTATTATTGAATGAATCTTCGATAATATAAACGAAACCATTCTGACAAGCACTACTGAAAGGAATGAATCTCTGTAACTTTTTCTTGTTGTTTGGCATTGCATCTGGTTTAACAGCAAAGCCTTCAGCAATAAGTTTCTTGGCTGATTCAGTGTATTCGATAATACCTGCACCTGATGGATCTTTTGGAAGCACTACTGTAACCCTGTTACCATCAATACGAGACTGGTTAAGAATTAAGTTGTCACGATCTCCTGGTAGTCTTCTGAATCTACCATACACCTTACTCTTTTCGTCGATAGCATCATAATCAAAATCACCAAAGACATAAATATTACCGTTGGCATCTTTACCCATTTTTACAGATGTTGTATAGTCAGGGTACTTATATTTTTCAGAAGGAATAGATGCTGCCTTATCCCAACCACGAACATAAGTTAGATTTTCAGGAACTTTATCATATGTGATTTTGTTTAGCCAATCCCTTTGGAAGTAACTTGAAGCTTGTTCACGAGCGTACCAGCAACCGTCTAAAAGACGTTCCCTGTTAACTTTAGTCTGAGCTTTCAGTGACGCCAAATAGTTTGGGTTTAGTCTGATTAGCGCTGGGTTATCAAAGATTGTTCCACCAATAAAAATGAAAGTTTTAGGATCGATGTTAATCATTTCCCCTGTTCTATCATTGTATTGTTGGCATAGATCTGGATATAACTCCTTCAATTCTTCTTTACTATCAGAGAAGACAGGTTCATCATTGTTAATCAGGAAGTAAAGCTGCTTTCCACACATTGCATCTGTTGGGAATCCTCTTTCATCAAGATAAGGAAGAACGAACTTCAATACCCAACTATCTGCGTCCGGGTTACAAGTTGCCAAACAGAAGCTGGCTGTTTCAGATTCAGAACGTAGACGACCAATCAGATATAGAAACTGAGTCATACTAAAGTGTGTAAGCTCATCAAAACCTACCATTGAGTACTGTGTACCCTGGTGGTTTGCTTCTGCTGTGGATTCTAGTTCTAAATGGTCAAACTTAAGCTTACCGCCTCCACCTTTCGTAGAATTGAATTCTATTTCCATAGAAGACTCTCTAACGTGAGGCATTAATGGTGCATAAAGTTTTTTAGCTTCTGTGAACAATCCACCGGCTGATCTGTGTGCTTTAGTTGTTCTACGGAAAAGAACGCCCTCAAACAAAGGATCTTTGAATGCGAATTTTAAAGCTTTAAGTAAGAGAAGTCTACTTTTTCCACTATTACCTGTAACGAAGGTATGATTACCTCTTCTTAAAAGTAAATATGAAGATGGTGTTTCAAAGCAGTATTTTAAACCGTCTGTTGCAGTTCTTTCGTAGATCTTAAGTTGGGTGTTTGCTTTCCCAGGGATATTGAAAGGGATTCGCTTTCCAAAGAAAGTTTCTACGTATCCTACTAAAGGATCACCTGCTTGCTGTAAAGTGACTAAATCTCCCACAGCAATCTCAAAAGGTTTCTTTGATTTTTTCTTCTTGTAAAACACAAATCTGTGTTCCATACTTAGCTCTTGGAAAATACCTACGCTATTCTGAATACAGAAGAACGTATCATTTTTCATTTCATGAGCAACGAAAGATGGTGTTACCAACTCAACTCTCTTGTTATCTGGATTATATTGATAAACCTGCTCATCTTGATAGTGGGAGATTGGTTTCCATCCGTCAGCAGAAAGATATTCTGTTTCTGCTGAAACACATCCAGCCGCACCACCGTAGATCATAACATCAGGCATGGAATCCATTGCCATAGTCTGTTTTCCGGGTTGTGCTGTAACGTTTACAATGCTAGGATCAATCAATACTTTATTAGCGGCTCGCCTTGCCATATTTTTCCTCCAAATGTTCATCTTCATTTCTAGATCTAAAGTACTGGAAGAGTTGTCCTTTCAGGAATTCAAATCTTTCTGATTTTGGATGAAGACTGATAATACCATTGGTTTTAATTAAATCTGTACGAGGATCGTATCCTGAATCCGCAAGAATCTTCCAACGTGTGCCGTAGCCACGATTAGATTTTGCTCCATGATAGTTATGCACTAATAATCCATCTACATAGCCGAGAGAGAATCCTTTGACTCTTTCTCCAAACTCAGATATCATTTGGCAATAACCTTCTGAATAAGCGCCGTTGTAAGTTGAAGAACTTGCTTCCCCAAACCACGCACAGGACATTTGATAATCTGCACTACCCATGATTGAGAAGTCGATTAATCCTCCCATGCGATCCCATGCTGAACGAGTACACGCCCAGGCGTAACCTGTGTGACCTGTTCTTTTAGTGTAAGGGCCATCTGTTAAACAGAAGCGGGGATTGGTGTAATACTGGTGTACAATACCTCTAAACACTGCATTAGGAATTGTTTCATATTCAGGGGTTAAATCTCTGCACTCAGAAAACATCTGCACTACATCATGTCTGTCAAGCTGGGTTAACGTTGCATCTACCCAATCTTGTCTTGCGAAAAGAACGTCTGCATCAATCCATGCAAGTTTTTCCCAATCTCTAGGAAGACGTTTCTCTAGCAGGTTGATCATGTTTTCTTTTGCCCACACTTCTTCCTCTCCTACAAGCTGTAGGTGTCTTGGATCGTTTTCAGAGGTAACTCTGTATCTTTGACCTGGGTAAACCAGTTCTGCTGTGTAGAGGGTTGCATTGTGTTCTTTTTCAACGTAGGCTTTGAACTGCTCATACAACTGGATTCTTGATTCGAATTCTGCGGGGTTACTGATTACTGCCAAAACGTACAGATGATCTTTTTTCTTTAATTCCAATTTATCTCCCAATAATTTTTGCTTCTTGTAGTTTTTTAATGTAGTCTTGAAGACCTGTAAGTTTTTGTCTGTCATTTTCCCATAACTGATTGTTGGTGCTTTGGTTTGCTACAACATCAGCTTTACTGACACCATGAGCAATCTGTGCTTTGGTATATTTAACAGGAATGGATTTTGCTGCAAGCAAGGATGTATCAGGGCCAGCTACTTCTTGGGTGGCTACCACTTTACATTGCT